TAAAACCTAAGCCCTTGGTATAACCGCCCCTTGCATAGCTTGGTGGCTGTTGTGCTGCTACAATTCCCAATTGTACTGTACCTATTGCGCCTACAATAGCGGCAAGTGCTGTACCTGCAAAGGGTCCTGCATCCGAATAGGCACGCATTACTGCCATAGCGGTGTTGGCAACAATATTGAGCATATTAGCTGCCTTTTGTGCTTTAAACTGCTTGAGGGCAAGTTCTTTTTTCTTAGCTTCTGCTTCCTCGTCTAAGCGTTGCACTTCCTTCTGATATTGTGCTTGTGAAATATAGCCTTGGTTGAGTTGGTCGAGTAGGGCTTGTTTTTTCTTTTGTTGGTTAGCGGTATATTTGGAAAGTTCGCGGGCATTCAAATTTTCCTGCAACTGTGAAAACAAACTAAAAGCATTATTCATTGCTCCTATGCCCATTTCTACGGCTCGGAAGCGCGCGTGCACGTTGTCGAGGTTGGCAAACACATTTTCCCATTCGGCGGCAGTAAAACCTAATACATCTACCTTTTCAAGTTCCGAGCCTGCTTGTGGATCTTCTGTTGTAGGATTTTTTAAACCATCGATTTGCTCTTTTACTTTAGTCATCTGCTCTTCCACCTTCTGAATGTCTTCTATGAGCTTGTCTTTGGCTTCACCGGTAACGGTTTGGAGGTAATCCATCAGGAGTTTTTTCTGAGCTTCGAAGCTGGCAAGGCTTTCTTTGAGAATCTCTTCATCGGCTTTACGTCGAAGTGCTTTTTTAGCCTCTTCCAAGGTTTGGATATGCGAGAGTTCTTTATCAGAAATCTGTCCGCGTAGGGCTTCTTTGGCAGTATCCAAATCCTGAATAAGCAGAAGTTCCTCTGCCTTTTCTCGTTTCTTTACTGCGAGGCAGTCGTTCATCTCTTTGAGAGTCCGCTCTACCTCTTTGGTTGAGTACTTCTCGCGTACTTGGGCAAGTTCGGTTTGCTCCTGTTTTTCGTATTCTACAGCTATTTGCTTATTGAGTTCTTGCAGTTTACGTTTTTCTTGAATAGTCTTCAGCAAATTCGGGTCGTTACTACCTTTTGCTTCAGCTTTTAGGTTCTGAATATCCTGCTCTAAGTCCGCGTTTTCTTGTTGTAGTTTAAAACGCTTGTCGTTATACTTCTGCTCAGTAATAGCAAGCTGTTTATCAAGGCTTTCCTCTAAGCCTTGCGTAATTTCCTTTTGTAGTTCCTGCTCGGCTGCCAAGCGCGCCTTATTAGCATTGCGGTAATCATCGGCGTAGTCTTTGGGCTGTTTTTTGGTTTTATCATCATCATCAGTAATAGTATTTTTATTTCCATAAACGGTTACTCCGTCTTCTAAATTCACATCTTTTTCCTGCCCTTTTTGTCGCAATCCTAATTCAGCACCTACATTTAGTAACTCATTTAACTTTTTTTCCTCTTTTGTGTATTCTTTTTTAGCCTCTAAATAATCAGCCATAGCGATACGAAAAGCAGCTATAAGTTGAGGACGTTGTTTTAGTTGGGAATCATTGAGGATTGTTTTGTATTGAGAAGCAAAATCTTTTCCTTTTAAATCTAAATCAGCCACATAAGCTATTTTATTTTGTAGATTGCGTATTTCAGACTCCACCTTTTTCTGTTCAACTTCCATTTTAGCTTGTGCTTCAGCAGCAACACCTGATTGCTCTTCGATGAGAGATTGATTTTTAGAAAGACGCGCTTTTAAAATTAGATTTCTATTTACTTGATCAAGTTTTTTAGCCAATTCATCAGTAAGAGTTCCTTCGTTTTTAATCCCTTCTAAATATTTTGGGTATTGAGTTTTGAGTTGGTCGATAATTTCTTTTCGTTTGTCTAAAGGGACATTATTATCGGCTATAATTTTACGTAAAGCGGCTAACTTGCTAATTTCTTTATCAAAAGAATTTACTGATTCATTAGTTGAACCACTGAGTTCTTTTTGTTTTTTACTAAATAAAGCTATTGCTGAAACAACAGCTGTGATAGCCCCTAAGAGTAAGCCCCAAGGATTGGCTTTAGTTACTGCATTAAAGGCTCTCATAGCGGCTGTAGCCCTAATGGTGTTGCCTGTAAGGGAGGATTTGGCGGCTGAAAGCAGTAAGGTAACCCCTTTAACTATAGCTATAATAGGAGAACTTGCTTTTTGGGCGGCATTGTACAAGATAGTTTGTTGCCAAGCGGCCTTGGTAGTAACAGTAGAGAGATAGACGGCAGCGCGGTAGCTTACTACGGCGGTAGTACATACCACTATGGCTTTTGCTAAAAAGGCGATACGATCGCGGAAGACTTTCACACCGTCGCCTGCTTTGGAGGTTACCCCCGTGAGCCAACCCAGTAGCTTGATAAGTCCGCCGAACCATTGCGCCATAGTGTCGGAAGTAAAGGTTTCGGCAAATACTTTTTTGATTTTATCCCAAATAGCTGCTGTGTTTTCGTTTACCTTGTTAAACTCGTTTTGTATAGAAGTACTTTCTTGCATAGCTGTACCCGATAGGTTCATCAGCTGTCGGAAACGGTCAGCTTTGTCGCCTGCTGTACCCAATGCCTTCTGTATTTCAACGGTGTTAAGCTTTAATCCTTTGAGTACACCCGCTGTTTGTTCCGCTCCTAAACCTTTGAGACTTTCACCAAATCGCAAAAAGAACTCTTCGGGACGAGTGTTAAACAGTTCGGAGGCTTCTTTCTTGGTGATTTTCATCTGACGCGCAAAGGCATCAAGATTATTCCCCGCTACGCTCATAAATCGAGAGTAACCGCTGGAAGCCACTTCTGCATCAATACCACTTTCTTCAAATGCAGCACCTAAGCCTAATGTTTTCTCAATAGAGGGTTTCAACACTGAGGGCAAGGCTCCTATACGGGTGGCAAACTCGGTGATGTTCTGTTCGGTACTACTACCGTTGGCACCCAACTCGTTGAGTGCAGAACCTATGGCGTTGAGAGCTTCGCCGTAGTTCTGGTCGCGGGTTTCGGCAAAAAGGTTTTTGAGTTTACCTACCTTGGTAGTTACCTCTTCTAATCCGCCTTGGAAAGAGTCTCCAAGGGCAACATATATCTTATCAATTTCGGTAGTGAACTCACGTAGCTGGTCTTTATCGGTAATACCGAGCCGTCCGCCTATTTGAGCGATGTTCAGTAATTCCTGCTTGGAGGTGCGGGTATTGAGATTATCGAACTCATTCCACAACTCGCGAACTTGTGAGGAGGCGAGCCCTGTAGTCTTTTCAACTCCCGTCATTAGGTCGGATACTTTGAGCAATTCTCCTACTGATTCGCGAGCTTTACCTGCTAACGTTGAGAAGAAGCCCGTAATAAGGTTGCCTGCAAATACCCCGCGAATGATATCACCCAAGCGAGATGTGCGTGTAGAGGCTTCAGTAAGGGTGCTATTCACCTGATTAATTTCTTCACGTACGCGATTGAAATGCGTACGGGCTTCACGCAATTGAGTTGCGCGCTGTTGGAACTCTTCCGTACCAGGGGAAAGATTTCGAAGTTCACGAGAGAGTGCACGCACCTCTCGGTTTAAAGCAGTAAATGTATTCTCTACCTCTTTACCGTTGATGCGTATGGTAAGTTGTGATGTGGTGTTATTGTTAGCCATCTTAATTCACTATTGTTTGCTGTCCGTTAGGGTTCTTGTCGAGTGTAGTGAGGTTGATATTGGGGAAGTTGCCATATAGGGTGTTATCCCAGCCGTTCCAATCGCGGATACGCTCGAATACTTCGAGCGTTCGCAATCGCTTCACAGGCATACGGGTAGAGAGAATAGTGTACGCCTCGCGCTTATCGGAGCCCGATCCGGATAGGTTCTTGCCCCCAGGTATACCTGCACCCAATAAACAAGGGTCTACCCCCATAGGGAACAGTATCTCGGAGTTGCCTGCGCTGGCATCGGGCAAAAAGTTGCCGTCCTTAATCTTGTCGTCGATAGGGATTACCTCGATACCCTTGATAAGGTTGTTATTTTGGTCTCGGAAATAAGGAGATACAAACGAACGTCCTGCTGATTGATTTCCACTCATATGTTCATCGATTGCCTTGATAGTTTCTTGGCGTGCAGCTTCGCGTTTCTCCTGTGGCATTTCCTGCCATTCTTCACGTCCAAATTTGTGGAGGAAGAAGTCATCGGCGATGTATATTACATACTTGAGGTTGAGTTGATTCTCAAACATATATTTTTTGAAAGCAGGTACTGAAAGTACGACATCTACCCACCCATTATAGAAGGAACTATGCCATTTTACCTTGGGGT